ACCAACATATGTTTGGCTAGCTTGTGAAAATTGATTAGCTATTGCATCTGTAATATTTAATGATTCGGCTGTTTCGTTAAATTCTGCTTGGTCAAGGGTGACATCTTTAAAAAGATTTTGATTTTGTTGACCATATCTAACAATAAACGCAGCGCTTTTATCTTCATATGTTTGGCCACTAGTTGTAAAATCATCTGGAATTGATGTTTCATCCGTGAAATTAAAACCGTCGTCTGGATACTCAGCATTTGGGCCAAAATCAAGTTTTGTTGATGTCTGTCCAACATACATACATACAAATGACGGACCAGTTGTTGCTTCAGTTAGTTCATAATATGGATATGGTTTGAATACGTTTTGATACTCATTAACATTGTTATAATCAACAAAATTGGGTAACGCAATAAATTCAAACTTATTATCGTTAAGTATTCTACCAACAACGTCATAAAAAGAGTTGTTGCTACTCTCCAATAAGATTTTTGATACCGTAACTGGATTGATTTGAAAGATATCACCAATATCTTGATATGACCTTGTTAAAAATCTAAAACTATCAATTAGTCCGAGTTCAGTACTTTTTCTCTTTTCACGTAATTTATCATCAGTAGATAATCTTTGCACACCAGTGTTTTTTATCTTACAACATTGGAATAAAATATCTTTTGAAGCTGTTGCCGATTCGCCCTTACTTGTATCGGCTATCCATTTGTCGTATATCTTTTTTAGTGTTCGATAAATCTCAAGTTTAACTTGTTCATTATCGTTATTACTAAAGAATACTTTTTCTTTTTCTTCAACAGCAGGGCCTATTACACCTAAAAACTTGTTTATATACAAATTTACAGTGCTTTCTTTTATCTTTGGTTTTGGTGAGCAGTCAGACTCTATGTCTTCTCTACTCCATATATACCATGAGTTATTTGCTATATACTTATAACTAAACATCAATTCTTTTAACTTGTTTGATGCTGCCGAATCATCCTTAAATTCAGAATAAAAGTTATATGCATATTTATTGTCACTTGGGTTTTCTAAGTATACAAAGTTAAAGAAGTTGTATCGTTTATCAAACGTATCGCCGTTTGGTAGTGTAAAGTTATTGGCTAACGTTTGTATTGATATTATATTGTTAGTAGCATTTACCGCAGCTGTATTTACTGCTAGAAAATTTGTTACCCAATTTGCATCACTTGGACCAGAAGACGGTACAATTTCAAATAGTTTAGCAATATTCTTATACGAATTAGCATAACTTTCATTATTTACAAAATTTTCAAATTCGTTTTTAAATTGCTTCTTAACAACATCTGGTAATTTCAATATTTCGTCTTCAATTTTTTGGTAAAGTTTTGCATCGTAAAAACACATACCAAATGCTTTACCTTGTTTAGCCTCTTTGGCATATGTTTTCAAGTATTCGTCTTTCTTTGGATAATTACCATTAATTGGTAATAAATCATCCGTGAAAACAAGTGGTTCTGTGGATGATTCGTATCTCCATAGTAACCCACCAATAAATGCTGGAAATAATTCAGGTACTTGTATAAATCCAGTTCTGTACTTAAACACATTTAGAATTTCTGGTTGTCTAAAAATTCCAATATTATCTTCGCCAGTTACATCTATTAATCCCCTCCAAGGTAATGAATGTAAAAATAAAAAGGCTCTTCCCTCGTTTGTTTGAGCATTGTAAAACCTACTTGTAAATAAAGAATAGTTTATCATGTTTACACGGCCATCAACCACACCAAAATTAAAAAATGGATAACACAATTCAGAGCTGTTTTTACTAAGATTTAAAATTGTATTTCCAATATCTTTATGGTAACCAAACATTACGTTTTTTGCTTCATTTAATTTCTCTTTTGACTCAGTTACTGGGAATGTAGATTTTAAGTCAAAATTTGTTTTACCAATTCGTTTTTCAGAAAGACCACCATTAGTCTTATCTGTACTATTGTAAAATAAAGTATAAAAATTCATCTGGTTACTTACGCCATATTGATTTTCATAATTTATCAATTTATATTCTTGTACACCATATCTTCCATTATTTGCTAAGAAGCCAGCGCTTTTAATATTTTCTGGTGTGTAGCTTTTAGCTTTTAAACCACTAAGTACGAAAACACTTGGCGTGTTTAATGACGGTGAAGTAACAGCTTTATTATCATATGTCGTTGCAGTAACAAATTCTATATATGGTACTCTAGTGTCATTTAATGGTGTTTGACAAGCGTAGCTAGTTAATAGATATCTTGCAGCATTATCATTACTTAGTGTATAATATGCATTGTTAAATCCCTTATCAACAGGTAGATTATATCTATAAACATTTGTTGAACCTATAGGGATGATATCAGATACATAACCATATTCATAAAATCCATTAGATAGTGTCAAAACTTTATTTATTTCACCATTTATTACTCCAGTTATGTTTGTGAATTTATCCAAAGAATACTGTTTGATTGCTTGTAATACTGTTGGTTGAGAATTAAACTTTTTTAATACTAAATTTGCTTCAGATTCAGCAAACGCTTGGATTTCTTCTTGACTTAAGGTTGAATTAGCAAAACCGATAAAACCAACCATTCTAAGCATCATTAATCTTACAATATCATCTGGTCTTGCTGATGTATCTAATCTATCATATGGTGTTTTAATCTCCCTATCGTTATAAAAAATTGAATCAATTGGTGCAAAGGAATTCCATGCAATTGGCCCATCCGCAGTTTGATTTTTTTCTTGTTCAATGTTTGTTATCATTGCTTGATATAGCTCTTCAACAAATCTAATTTCTGGAACGTTAAGCGGATTTTTAAGGGGACCCTTTTTGGACCCCAAATATTTTTCCACGCCGTTCTCAATATATTCTGGCCACGGATAAATAGTACCTGATTTAATTACATCAGATTTAACATCAATATTGGTACTTTTTGACTGATTTTCAAATATTTTGAATTCGGCAACTCTTGTATCGTCATTGTATTTTGATGAAACTTCAAATAATAAATCCAAAAATACTTCAACATGTGATGTTAAAAGCATTATTGTATTCCTAATAGTTGGGTCAAAACCAAGTTCTGATTTTAATGTTTTTCTCAAGTCCTCAGCAACAAGTTTTGAAACATCGTCATATTTCTTTTCCAATGTTTTCAACATATTATCCAATTCGTCACCAATTTCAGTAAAATCGTAAAATTTAATATACGAATCAGTTATTGGTATGTCCTCAGCGGCCCTCTTTAATCTATCGATTATAAGATTTAATGTTGTTGAATTAGTAACATCTACAATATAACCGTATCTTTCTTTAACATAGTCCCTAAAATCATTTACATCATTAAACATTTTTTGTACATTAACAAGGATATCAATGTTGCTTGATTGGTTTTTTAATTTGAGTTCTTCAATATCTCCAGATTTTTCATTAAAAGATTTAACAAAATCAAGATATTTTTTATTAAACGTCGGAATAATTTCCCTATAATTTTTTGTATCTAAAAAGTTTACCTTATCACCACCGTCAGAAGGGTCTTTTATTATTGTGATATATGGATATGTATCACTTGGTGGTGCAATAGATGTCTGCAATTGTGAAAGGGTATCTTTTAACCCAAGTTTCATCTGTTCAATCATTGATTTCAATTCTTTAATGATTGCCAAATTATTCGTATTTTTATTATCTTCCTTTAGTTGACCGTTGATTAATCCATCAATATTACCCATTATTTCAATAAATCTATTTATTGAAATCATATCGTTACCATCAGCCATCTTTTTGTTAGCTAAAATAGTTTTTCCTTTTTCAAGGGTTACCGCTGCTTTTAAATAACCAATAAGAATATCTGATAACATTGCATATGTATACCCAACGAATTGTGCTGCAATTTCAAAATTACCAGTTTGTGAATTAAATTTTATATTACACTTGACCATGTGTAAGCAATAAGTAACTGGTTTTCCATAAAACCCCTTTACCTTAAGTTCAAATAACGGATATGGAAACTTAAATAAAACATTGTATTTTGATTGTCCACCCGATTGAAATAGCGCACCGCCTTTAACATCTATAAAATTAATGTTAATTAATGGTGCATAAGATGAGTTAAAATCAATATCTATATTTGTTATACCTAACGATTCATCAAGTTCATTTAATTCCGTACCAAGCTCAGTGTATTGTGTTGTTAAATAATTTTGATAGCCAGTTGTCTTTCCAGTCGCACCATCAATAAACCTTACTGTCCGACCCTCAACTTCAATAATTGAGTTTTTATTATCTTTAGTATTTAAAATGGTTCTACTTTTAGAGTTTGTTTTTAACTCTACTACAATACATAGGTCCTCATTTGGAACCGACATGTTAAGGTTGGTTACATCAAAAACCCCCTTTTTATATTCACCACTAAAATCATTAGGGTCTATTATTCTAACCCTTCCGTTACTATCCCCCATATAATGTGTTGTATCTATTTACTGCTGCTGTGTATCTGTTTATTGCGCTTTCAAAAGGAAATGGTATCCTTATTGTTGATTGGTCTGGAATCATAAATTCTAACCCACCAAATTGTGGATTGGCTAGCATAATTAGCCACCCATAATATGGTGAATTATAGTATGAATTACTTAATTTGTCAAGCCTAGTTTCACCAAGCTTATAAATTACTAACTTATCACTACCTTGTTCAGGTATATTAAGACCTGGAACTGGTTTCATTTTGCTGTTAAATCTGAAATTACTATATCTATCAAAATATCTAGGCATATTATAGCGATTCTTTTATATTATAAACATTAAAGTTTAATATATTCACTTTAAAGTTGTATTTATTTGCTGATGCTGGTGTAAGCTTACCAAAGTTAAATGTTGTACTATCTTTATCAAAATTAAACGTGAATGTTTGCTCATCACTATTTGCTAACCACTCGCCGCTACCAACATTAAACTCTTTATTTGTATTATCAAATACTGTTACCTTGAAATTATACTTCTTCAATCCAGTACCAGTTTGTTTTAGTTTTAATGTGACAACCGATTTAAACCCTTCAATAGGTGTTTCATAATGATTACTTGTAACATTAATCGAAACATCATATGTATTTGACGGATTTGCTGGTGTTTCTTGTTTAGTGATTACCTTATTATTAGCCTCAACTTCATTTTTATTCGTGTTAGATGCCGCAGCTGCTGATTTCTTATCAACTTCATTTCTAGTCAAAGCACCAAGAGAATCTGTTACAGGGTTAATACCAGTAACTAATTTATATGTTGGTTCATCATTCTTTTGTTTGCTCTTATCATTACCACTATTATTTGTTTCAAGCGCTATTGTATCAGCTCTTGGGTCAAAAGTCTGTGTATTTGCAAAATAGTTAAATGATAACGCATTTTGAAGTTTATTGATTGGTCCATATAAACTTGAGCCACCAATATACTTAAATGATATTGTTACATTGGCAATCATTGGTTGTACACCAACACCCTCTGGATTAAGGTCCCAAACTAAAGGTTCATAATCAATAGAAACATTATCCATAATAATTTTTGTATTATAAAAATCACCGATTCTAAGTATACATACTGGTGCTGGACCAAATGCTAAATTTTTTGGTCCAGCTTCTGATATTGTTGCCCCTTGTCTTGTGCATTGTAACAAAAATGTCAACCTAGAATTAAACCCTTCAGGTGTAGTAGAGTGAAATGCTGGGTGAAAATATCTTATCCTTTCTTTAAACTTTTCATACACAAATGGGTCTTCTCGTTTTATTTTTTCGAAGAAATCACATTCAGTATAGAATCTATTCTTAACCTGTTGATTTAAACTTATTTGCTGTTCGACATCAACAATTTCAGGTACATCATCAATCTCTTTAGCTTTTTCATTGTTTATAAAATAAACTCTTGCATATCTATCCTTTTTTGGATTTAATTGGTCGACTGGCGTAGGTTGACCTGTAACACCAGTTGAGTAACCACCGCTGTTTTTTTCACCAGACGCCGCTATGTTAACTATTAATCTTTTTTCTGGGATACCGTATGATTTCAATAAGTCTTTAACCGCCTTTGCCCTATTAATTGATAGTGTTTGATTTGTTTTATTATAACCTTGAGCACTGGCATGTCCATCAATCTTAGCAACGCATTCTGGACATGTATCATTCATAAATGTTGCTAAATCCTCTAAATAACCTGGTGATATCCAACCCAAGTAATCGTTATTTAATATTTTAATTCTTTGTGAATTTAAACCAAAATCTGTATTATCTGGCCAAACCAAATTTCTATTTCCTCTGGTATATCTTGTGTCCGCTTGATAATCACCAATACCAGCTATACGTGCTGATGTTGCTGGGTCAATATGGAAACTTATACCGCTTTCATAGTCAGTATCAATATCTGACCTATCATTTTTAAAATACACTCTAAATTCATCTGGTACTTTAATTGGTTCAATTGTCTTCTTCTTTAATTTTTTAAATTGTTGTGTTGTTGGTTTTGTTCTTTGCTCTTCAGTTAATTTTCTCGCCCACTTAGAATCTAAATCAACACAACCAGCAAACCATGAACGAATAAATTCATCACTTGGGCCATCACTACCACCAAATGAATTTACTATTGACGGGTGGTCAACTATAATACTAAATGAAAGATTTCCAGTTCTTTCAGTATTGTTATATGTATATATTGGTTCACCTCTACCAATGAAATTGGTTGATTCAATATTCAAACTACTAGTTTCACTAAACTGAAGATTATATGGTGGGAACCACATGATTTTACCAAATTTATCAGTAAGTAAATCACCAGGTCCTTGTTCGCATGGTAATAAATTTGCTGCTGGTGTACCAGCCCAAGCTAAATTCTCTATTGAGAACATATACTTTTTAGGGACGGTTGCACTTCTTGTTAAATTATCACCTTTATATGGTGCAATCTTAACAAAACCATTATCATCAAGAACTGAACCTTCTAAATTTTGTCTCCAACCACCATTCTTGTCACCCACTGGAAGAATATCATTACCTTCAAATTTAGATTTATTTAAACCTCTTTGTCTAATAAGATTTTTAACATAAGCATATCTGTTATATGTTGTCCATGACCTACAAAATGTATTGTCTGCTGTTTGACCAGTTGTTGACGTTTTAACACTTGTATCTGGGTTGAAGCTTAAACTGGTTAATACTGCTGAACCCCTTGACATACCACCGTTAACAACTGAACTTTGAATTTGGGTTGGCCTACCTATTGTCATATCCCCCTTGGTTGACAATATTGTTTTCATACCAACACTATTAAATAATTTTTGTGTTTTAGATAATAGCGTATGTTTTTCACCAACAAATTGTGTTCCATCTGATGTTGAGTTAATCGGTAGATTTTGACTTGTACTTGAAGGGTCGGCTACCCAACTAAAATCTGGTCTAAGGGCTTTTGATTCACCACCAGTACTATATGTATTGTTTGTTCCTTTAAAACCGTATTTTTCAATCATCTTATTACGGTTGTAAGAAATTTCAGGAATTGGGTCTAATCTTCCAGTATCAAAAAAGTTTAATATACTACCTTCAGCATCCATAAAAACATAACCTTTAGGGTTAATCATTTTTTGTCCCTTGTTGTTTCTATAGCCTGGCGCATATGCACTTCTAAAAAAACTAAATGGTGCATTTGGGCTATCATAACCTTCTGGTGATGTACCATTTAATGTTGCTGTAAAGTTTGCCAATAAAGCTTTTACTTGTCCTTTACCAGTATTTAATATCATACTATTAGCTCTTTCAATATTACCAATAGCACCATTCTCTGATTGAAAAATTGAACCAGCTGCTTGAACTCTACTTCTTGGGATTTCAAAACCTAATATTCTTTCAGCCACATTTAATATTCTTCCACCCGTAGTTGAACCAATTGTAATTCTATAATTTGGTCTAAACCCAGCTAAATCACCATTCTTAACAAGACTAAGTATATTATCAGTTACATTTAATGAACCTAATATTTCTTGTTCTGTATTGAATGCTGCATTGTTCGCTAATGCTAACGCTAACTGTTGACCACCAATAATACCAAGTTTGGTGTCTTTCAATAAACCAAGTGCAGTTAATGTACGTCCAGCTAATGAAGCCCTAATATCAAAATTGGTAACTAAACCTCCATTACTAATACCAATACCTTGACCATTTAAAATGCTACCCAATATATCTACGCTTTGAGTAAATTCTCTACTACCTAGATTCAATCCCCCGTATTCATCTAAATAACTACCCATCTGCTGACCAATCATAACTGGTTGAAGAGATATGAAGTCAGCCATATCAATTTGTTTAGGTGCATCAAGATATAAATTCTTAATTGTATTTAGTTTTCTATATTGACCAAAATTTGATTTTGCTAATAAACCATATTGAGTAATATCTTGTTGACTATAATCAGTTGTACCATTTGGTGGTGTTGGGAATATTGGTACCGCAGGTATATTCTCAATATCAAATAAAGAAGGTGCTGAAGGGTCAGTATTCTTATACCTATTCATGATAATAGCATTATCATATCTAAGTAACCCATCAACCTCAAGACTTACTTGTTGAATAACAACTCCACTACCAACCATGGTATCTAAGAACGGTTCACCACCTCTTGGTGAACCATTAACTGATGTTGATAGTTGTGGATACCTAATTGGATTTTGAATATTTCTGTGTAATAAGAAATCTCTTATACCAAAATCAGTAGCAGTACGTGTTATGGAATTTTTAGTACCTGGTGTAGGGGCACCTGTATCATAAAAAATTGGCATGATTGTAATTTAATAATAAATATGACATTGTAAAATTATTTTAACGTGAATTTAATAAAAAGTCATTATTTATATATTTATTAATATGGGTAGAAAAAAAATACATACTAAAGAAGAAAAAAAAGAACTTAAAAGGCTTTATGATATTGAATATAAACGAAAAAATAAAGATAAAATTAAAGAACAAAATAAACAATATCGTTTATTAAAAAAAGAAACCTTTAAATTAAGTGATGAAGCAAAAGAAAAATTAAGATTATATGCAAAACAGTATAGAAAAAACAATCCCAATAAACATAAGGAATATGTAAAAAATAGGTCTAAAAATGATGTAAAATTTAGATTAACAACCAATATTAGGAATTTAATAAGAAATAGTATTTATAGACAAAGAATTAATAAAAATACCAAAACTGAGAATATATTAGGTTGTTCCTATGATGAATTTAAAAAACATATTGAATCTCAATTTGAGTCATGGATGTCATGGAATAATTACGGTAACCCTAAAGATGGTATATTTGAACCAAATAAGACTTGGGATATTGACCACATAGTTCCAATTAGCTCTGGAATGACAGAAGAAGAGATTATTAGGTTAAATCATTATACTAATTTAAAACCATTATGCAGTTATTATAATCGTTGGGTTAAACGAAACTTAAATCAATAATGGCATACTTTATTTTCTATATAAATACCATTATAGATGAAAATTTGTGAAAATAAACCTCAATTTAAGCTATTTTAAAATGAAAATAGCCCACTATGGGCTATTACGTAGTAAATTTGGTTTATTGTATGTAGTAATGTAACTATATATTTTTTTTATGTTATTATGTAATACATAAACAAAGTTACGAAATTTTCTTGACATTGTCAAGTACTAATTTTTACTTTGGATTTTGATTTTGGGTACCAGAAGTCGCATTTCTTATCGCCATAGTGACTTTATTTGACAATTCTCTAATGAAAATTGGGTCACCTAAAAGCTCTTTTCCAATTAAATTAGCTGAATTTCCTTGTAATCTCAATTCAATTGAACCAGTTACATTCAAATCACTTAATTTAATTGAACCTGGTATTGCAGATGGTTGTGATGAAGGAACCATAGTGGTCATCAATGCTTTAGCTAATGACTTGTTTCCATTTTCATTTGTTCCAGCTATCATTGTACCATCATTAACCTTCATGAATTTATCTTTAGGGTTAAAAACAACACCATCATTTACAGGTCTTGCTTCTGAACCTTTTTTATTATCAAACATTCCACCTATCATTGTACCATCATTAACCTTCATGAATTTATCATTAGGGTTAAAAATAACACCATCATTTATATTTGTTCTCTCTGAACCTTTTTTGTTATCAAATTGCCCACCAATCCAACCACCAGCCATTGAACCTAATTGTGCACCAAGCATCGTACCAATTGGACCGAAGAACGAACCCAAAGCACCACCAAGAGCACCGCCAGCTATATTACCAATACCTTCACCAACATTACCACTAGAGAATGAGCTAATACTATTAAGTCCACCAACAACACCACCACCAAGGGCACCACCACCAAACGTACCTAATTTACTAAATACTCTTCCAGCACCACCAACAGCACCACCAGCAGCACCTGCGCCACCTGTACCCATCCCAATTTGAAAACCTTTAGCTAAGTTTATGCCATTTAATACCCAGCTAGCATTATCCCAAAGGAAACCAAAAAGTTTAGCAGCGCCAACTACACCAAGTGTAAGTAATGGATGTTTTGTAACAAAACCTAAAAATGTACCAATAACACTACCAATCACCTTAGCGGCCTCTCGTACCTTTTCACCAATTTTTTCTTTTTGCATCCAAACTCTAAAATCTTTAAGACTATTACCAAAATTTGTTGCTAATTCTGTTGCAATTGGTAAAAGAAATTGTTTAAATTGGTCAGTTAATGATTTAATTTGGTCGTCAAATGTCATTGCAGCTTTAGCTCTTTCCTTTAGCGTCTTTTGCTCTTGCATTTTAGCATCAACCAAAGCTTTAGCACTACCATGAATTTCATCTAAGAATTTTGTATCAGCACCTATTTTAATAAAAGCTCTACCATTTTCAAATTCTGAAACGTTGGCTAAAAATTCCTGTTCCTCAGGACTCAAGCCAGTCATAGATATTTTTTCTTTTATTTTAGCAGCCTTTCCAGCCCTTTTAGCGGCCTCTGCTAATTGTTCGTAGGATATGCCAGTCGCTTCAGCAACTTGCCTTAAACGGGCCATTTCTACGCTTGCTAGCTTAATATTACCGTCCTCATCTAAGGACGCAGATTGCGCCGCAGCTTCACCAATCGATTTTACCAACCCCTCCATATCATTACGAGCTTGATACATCAATTTGAATGGGTCAGCCAATTGTGACCATTTACCACCCAAAACTTGAAGCTGAGCAGACATTTCAACAGCACCTTCAATGTTAAATAATTTATCAGCCATTGGTGCAACAGTTTCCATATCAATACCTAATTTGGTTACTGTTTCAGCCATTTTAGCCAACCCCTTAACACCACCCTTAAAGTTATACCTATTAAGAAGCTTAATGTTGTTTTGTATGTTTTTGATTACTTTTGACGCATTTAGACCCATTGAACTAGCATCATTCATTGTCTGTTCAATTAAGTCAGCTGTTTTTTGTGTTGATAAACCTTGTGCATTAAATTCAGCAGTCATCTTAGCCGCTGCTTCAGCACCTAATCCAGTACCTTTAGCGATATCGCTAATATTGTTTAATCCTTTTTCACTTAAAAGAACTGCCCTACCTAATTCATCTGAATACGTTGCTTGTATTTCAGCCAAATCTTGAATTGTTGTACCTAATGCAATAGCAGCATCTTGAGCATTTGTAATATTGTCACGGAATTCACCACTTCTAGAACCCAAAAGGCCCATACTAAGTGCTGAAGTCCTAATGGCTTTGTCCATGTCAAAGATACCAGTACCTTTTAGTTGACCAAAACCAGCTTTCATTAATTTAGGGAACGATGCAATAACCTTCCCCATTTCTTTAAAAACAACACCAGTTTTATTAACAGCCTTATATTGTTCGGAATAGAATTTTAAAAGTATAGATAGCTGCCTAATCTCTTCTTCAATAATTTCTTTGTTCTCACCCTCAGCTTTAAGAGCAGCTTTTTTTAAGGCTGTAATTTCATTCTGAATATCCTTAATCTTCTTTAATCCCTTAATCAAACCATCCATTCCTTTTTTCATTTCTGATTGGACTTGGTATGATTTTTTAACAGCTTCTAAGTGTTTTTGTGCTTCCTTGCTAAATTGGGAATAGGTATCCCTGATGTCATCAAGTTGGACACCGACCCTATTTAAAAACTCTAAAAACTGTCGTCTTTCTTCAGGACTTAAATTTGAAAGGTCTATTGGCATTTCTTTTCTTTATTTTTATAAATATACGAAAATGAAAAAAGCCCATTTTCAGGGCTTTATATTAGTGGTACATTTCCACTTTTTATTTGTGATTTTAAGGCTTCTCCACTGATTACCTTTTTTCTGTTACCATTCGAGCCGCCAGATGTTTTCTGGATTTGTTGCATTCTTTCATGTTCTTCTGATTTATTTTTGACCAATAAACCAATATGAAATCTTCTTTCATTTGTTGGCATATTCATAACGTCACCATAACCCATTTTTAAATGAACCATGCAAACATGAATTTCTTCCCATAAATTAGCCTTATATTGTAATGTCAGGCCAAAAAAACTTGAGGCTAAGCGGAAGAAAGGTTTTAATGGACCCACCTCTTGGAGTCCTAATTTCAACTTCTAAATCAACACCCGACTCAATTTTATCAACATATTCCCTAAATTCTTTTGCATCACGTATTCTCATATTGTCAATAAATTGACTTATTGACGCTGGGTTTCTGTCACCATTCACTTCAACAATCTGTCTCTGTAATTTATAGGTATTTGCACTATTAACGGGTAACTCTTGTTTTTCATCATTTTCAATCATCAACTCAATATCCTCAACATCGCCAACTGTTAATAACTTAAACTTTAATTCAGCTTTTGAAACTGGAAGAGTAAATGTAAATAATCCTTCAGCATCTGGGTCAACACCTAAGTTTTTAACTTTTAATGTTGATAAATCAATTTCTGTGTCGAATGGATTTCCATCTTCATCAAATACAGTAACTGGATACATTTCACCAAATGCTGTTGCTCTGAGCCACAACATAATAGCGTTTCTATCACCAACATGTAAATCTCTATACCTAATATTAGTTTCTAAAAGTTTTCTATTGAGTAAGATTTCTAAAAACTGACCACTTTGTAATAGATTTGGTGAAGTAAGAATATTCTCATCAGCTGTTGTCATATACGCAACTCTTACGTTAGGTTTTTTAGATGGATACAATTTACCTTCAGAAGGTAACGGTAATAAATCAAAAGCCGCATTAAATTGTGGCTGACTTAATTGTTGAATGTAATTGTTTGTGTCGCTCATATTAATTTCGTTAATACTTTTAACAATAGGTTTTGGCTCAGCTGCCAATACCCTTGTTTCAGGTTCATATTTGTATGATTGTTGTGGTCTTTGTTTTGCTTGCTCATATTGTTTTTCGTATTCCTGTGTTTTTTGTTGCATTTCAGCAATACGTGCATCCCTCATTTTTAATTGTTCCTCAGTTCTTTTCATCATTGCTTGTACAGCATCTGCCATTGGTGAACTAGGTGTTTGACTCAATATTGCTTCAGCGGTTCCATTATAAACCTCACTAGCTGCTTGCATTTTTCTTGCCTCATATTCATTATCAACAGATACATTATGTACTGGTGTATCAGCTAATTTATCTGTTCTTATTTGTCCATTTTTTTCAGGCTCTGGCTGACTACTAGGAAAAACATTAGGTCTTTTTTCAGGCATATTATTTCTTTTTGAATTTTACTTCATTATATGATATTTGAACATAAATCGTAGACACATCTTTACTCTCGTAATCTAATGGGCTCCAATCAACATTTGTAATAACACAACCCTTTAATACCCATTTTTCAATAACTTCACCTAATGGGTCCAACACTTCAATTTTTAACTTAAAGGGTTTTTGTGTTTCAATCAATTTCATTAAGTTTTCTGTTGTAGATGGTTCAACACCATCACGTAATATTACGGTTATTTTACCACCAACATTAAATGGATAAGTTGGTCTAGTTAATCCTTTTACGTACCATTCTGAAATATTAAATTCTTTAGGGAATATTAAATACCAACGATTTGCCATTTTTGGCTCATACATAAACGGAGTTTTAGAATTCTTAACAATATTCTCTTTTCCGTAAACATCTTTGATTTTTTTAGGGAGTTTTTTACCCATTGATTTAGCTTGCCTCGCAGTTCTTTTATACATTTCTTTGGCTTCATCCATTGTTGTTGTTGTATAACCTGTTACCATCATATTAAAACATTTGTATCAATAAATATATGAAATTAATTTTTTTTGTAAATAAAAAGCCCTGCAAATAATTGCAAGGCTTTAAGGTATAAGTAAAGAAAAATTTAGAATAATAAGATTGCTCTATCAAATCTAAGAGTAGCGGTAATCTGAGCGATACCATCGTCATCCATGGCTAAGTCACCAAAACCGACGTTGGTTAACATGGTACCATCAAGTAACCATTTTTCAACAACAACACCAGTCGGGTCAAGCATTTCAAGCTCAACAGGTCTTTTATAACCCACAGCATAACCTTGACGACCAGTGATAGATTCTGAGTGAAGACGTACCCATTCCATAATAGCTTGTGTAGCTGAAGGACCAATAGGGTCACGGAATGTTACATCAATACTTTCCCACGTAAATCGACCAATTACCCAAGTAGATGTATTTAAGAACTGAATTTCAGTTTCATTTTGTGTAATTGAAGGTCTTGATGCACTTTCTAACCACCATTGCTGAATACCCAAATCAGCTGGGAACGTAATAAGCCAACGATTTTTCCTTTTAGGTTCGTAAGGCAACGGCATTTTCATTAGTAAATCTGACATATCTTTGTGTTTTTAAGTTAGTCTTTTATTTTATTATAAATATGTGGTTTTTAAGTTTTATTCTTAACCAAACATAATTTTTTTGATTCTTTCCACACTCTCATCTATTTGTCCTTCAACATTTTCAATTGATTCAAATCTAGTTGTACCACCATTATTCATATAAGTATCCAAATAATCATATCTACCTTTATATTTTTTTGGTTGGTCACCTTGTGATGTAGGCCCTTGTGGTTGCCCACCTTGTGGTGTAGACCCTTGTGGTTGTCCACCTTGAGAACCAGTTGCATTAGAAAGTTTTCCCTCTTTCTTTAATTTAGTTAAATATTGAAAAAGGTTCATTGCATTAGATAAGAATTTTAAAAGATTGGCTTTAAATCTACCCCTATCTTGGGCATCCCTTAAAAATGCTTTATTTGGATTTAGCATGTCATAAGCATCACCTTCTTCAACTTTATTAATATTTCCACCACCAAGGCCTGCCATCTTATCAATCATACTAGCAAATTTGTATTTTCCAGAGTATAATGTAATGAAAATATCATCAATAAAGGCTTTTAATGAATTTGCGGCTTTTGGATTATCAGCAGGTAAATTAAACATCTTTTTAAAATCTGTCGCCATAATTGGATTAGAATTAAAACTTTTTAAATGACCCGCCATTACCTTATCAGAAGACTTCATGTTCTTAATCCTATTCCTTAAGGACTCAATACGACGCATTATTTCTTCAAATGATTTTAATTTATCATATGATAAGTTTTTATTCAAAAATTGAACCATTCTTTTATCCTTAATATATTGACCTTCAAATAATTGTGATTCATTCATCTTTTTTAATGAGTCAGTTGGAACGGTAAATACATTTTTAGCAATATTTTGGGCCCTAACTTGGGTTCTACCATCACCTAATTTTGGATTAATAATTGTGACTGGTTGTCCGTTATAGTTATATGTATCACCAGCTTTCATTCCTTGATTATCCATTGCAGCACCAGTGCCTACATTATCTGCGGAACGAGTTCCTAACATGTTTCTATTATTTACAATGAATTGGAATAGATTTCTAAGTGAGTTGTATAAGTCATCGCCTGATACTGAACCACTTGTGCCCGTTTTTCCACGTGGAACATCCCCATTTACAGCTGATGATGGACTAACTATTTCGCCCTGCGGTTCAATAATACCCGCACCACCATCAAGGTTTCTAATTGATTGATATAGGTCATTTAAGGTTTTGGCCCTAGATTGTTTTTGGCCCTTCATCCTCATAAGTTTAACCAAGGCACCAGCGGCTAATAGACCAATACCAATTGGACCTAACACAGCACCCAATCCTTTTGCGGCGGCATATCCAGCGCCAGTTTTTACGCCTGTCTTTACAACGGTCTTGGCAATTGCTTGTGGAATAATTTTTGTTAAAATAGATATTAAACTTCTACCAGCAATTGTTCCATAAAGAGTTGTATTTGTTGGAACAAGTTTACCTGTTCCAGATGATTGAGTTCCATCTTGGAACATAAAGTTAATATTTTGATGTGATGTTGGATTGTTAATCAACTCATGTAAACCTTTAGCTGCTTCCTGTGGACGCATCATAACCCCACCGTCTTGACATAATAGGTCAACACCTTTGTGGGCGTCACCACCACCAATTTGCTTAAGTGCATCGATAAATTCACTAGTAGATGAATTAGCATTCAATTGATGATTTGTAACACGGCCCAATAATTTATAGACACCCTCACCTGGTTTAATATCATTAAACACTTGAGTGTGTTGTTGAATCATTTGGGTTGTATTTTCAGTATCGGTATAATTAAATGGTGTATCAAACAAATGCTTAAACCAATCAGTATTTACCAACCAATTAAAAGCACCAAGAGAAGCACCTATACCCATTAGTGTTAATGGAAGTTTATTAGACTTAAGAGTTTTCATTCTTTCACTATCAAAATCATCTCCTTGTCCTCTTTTGTTTTGTAAGTGCGTTCTAGCTAAACCAGCAAGTTTGGATTGTGGAACGTTGGTATGTTGTGGCGTTTCACCCGCCTGTGTTTGAAAATCATACCCAGCCTCATTAACGGTACCCCCTTTTCTTCTTATATCATTGATATTATAATACAAATCTTCCCACCATTCATCATCCTTTGTATAACTATTTGCAACTTCTTGGTTTATACCAGAGTCGCTAATATAAAGCGTTACAGCCATCTCAACATCGTTCTCAGTATATTCTTCTGGTAATCCATCTATAATGTGATTAGCCACGTTCAAACTTGACATCATCTTTTGGTCAATTGAAGAACCAATTCCTGAATTTGAATTATCTCTACCATACATTCCCCATGTCATATCTTGACCACCACTATCTTCACCATATTCATCGATAGCCCAAGATTCATTAAGCTCATTAATCTCTTCTTCATTCAATGTAATTGTATTTCCCTCAATTTCATCAACAACAGAGTATACCGCTGTTAAATCAACATCCAAAAACTTCTTTACGTATTCCCTAAGGTCGTTAATAACACCATTAGCTGCATCAATCGGTAAATAACCTTCTTCATCGGGGTTCTTTTGAGTTGATACCACAATTGAATCGTAAACAGCTGAAATACTTAAAATGGTATTCAAAAACTCAACTTCCTTTTCGTTGTTCGGAAACTTAGGGTTTGTTTCTTTTATTTGAGCATCTAGATTAGCAATAACTTCATTACCTTTTTTGTTGATAATGTCTTGGATTCTTTGAGCCGCTTCTTGGTCAATCTTACCCTTCCCAAATATCTTACCGCCAGCCTTATAGCGTCCTAATTTAGAAAGACCATACTTTATCTTTTCCCAAGCACCTTCATCAAGTACTTCTGTTTCTTGTATCATTTCGCTTAAAATGAGATTAACAACTTTAGCGTGTTGTTCTTCCGTTAAAATAATTTTAGGCATATTGTAATTTTCTTATAAATATCTTCTTAAAAAGAAAAACCCCTGAAATTCAGGGGTTTCTTATTTTTTTATTTGATTAGATATTGTCAAATGAAGCACCAGTGTTCATGATATTAAATTCAATTTCAATGAATTCAAGACTTCTGGTTGGCTTAAGGAATATCTTACCAGTTAATTGGTTTCTATCGATATCCTCAGGGTCATTGCTCAATACCACTCTAAAGTCTGTAAGACCTCTTTCCGTTCTGATGTTATCCAAGATTGGATTAACAAGAGCTAAGAATTGGTTTCTTACAATTGTATCGTTTTGTTCGAACAACAATCTGATAGCAACAGCAGAGATAAGCTTTCTAGCTTGAAGAAGTAATCTTCTAACATTGATTCTGTTAAGTGCAGAGTCTTTAACTTGAAGAGTCTTATTACCCCAAATCTTAATACCGTCAGATGTGAAGGTTGCGATTGGGTTAATTCTGTTCTCATAAAGAACGTCTCTCTCAGCCAATGTAAGCTTTTTACGTGCTTTTATAGCGTCAACATCACCTCTTTGGATACCAGCAACAGCAAACCATGGGAATGCAATGTTATCGGTTAATGCAATGTTTCTTACCACATCTCTTGTAGGTGGAACATAAATATAAACGTTGTTCTCAGCATCAAGGATTTGAATCCATGGCCAGTAAGTTGCGGTGTAGTTTGAATCATACATATCGTATAAGTTATCAGTAACATCACCAACATTTAACACACCACCAGAAGAGTCTGTATCAGGAGTTGTAACGATATACAATGAGTCAGCCCTATCCTCTTCAATCATTTCAATAGTTTGTTCAACTAAATTCGTGTTATCAAAGGTATCAATACCTGGTGTTGCAAACACGTTGATGTTAACAGCCTCAGGGTTTTTAAACGTCCAAATAGCTTCAAGGTATGCGTAGTAATCAGATGTAATACCCATGTCACCATTAGAAAGTGTTTTAGAGGTAAACACACCGCTAGATAAACCAGCTTGTCCTTTGGTACCATTGATAATAAAACTATCTAAATTACTTCTTCTAGTTCTATATGCGTCCCATCCATCAAAACCACCGTAAAATGCACTTGTAAACTTACGAGCATATACTTTTTCATATGGACCGTTAGCTAAACCACTTTCAGTTGTAAATGTCCAGTTACCTGTTTCAAATTCAAAAATAGGGTTGTAAGTTGCACCAGAGTTACCATTGATATAATATGTTACACCGTCAATAGTTGCCGTTGCAGCATTAATATCCATGTGGAAACCTTTTGTTAATCCAGTCCAATGGTCATAAGTTTGTCCAATTGGAACACCCTTATAGTCAAAGAAGTCAGCATCAATACCTATGGTATTTGAAAGACCTAGATAATACTTACGTTTATTTTCAAATGTACCATATGTTTGTTTGTACATTATATTTGGTGTCTGTACAGTTGTATTACTGTTGATTTGGTAATCCCTAACAGGGAAACCAACGAAACCAGCAGGGAAAGCGTCGCTTGTGTCAACAGTATCATCCAATTCAACTAAAATGTAAGCTGATTTAGATGCGTATGTTCCATCAAGAGTACCAATTCTTCTAGCGATAAAGTTGTTAGAAGTTGGGTCCATTGTACAACGAGTGAATGCTTCAAGTATGCTTGGTTGTGAATCAGTATCGTAGAATCCTCTAATATATACGTCAAATTCTTTAGTATCTGGCTTAATATTAGCAATAGAAACTTTAAACTGTTCGTTTGCAGCATTACCATCAGAAATAGTCCAGAATCTGAACAATCTTAACACCTTATTACCTCTTAATTCAGATACGAAGTAAGGGGTAACAGCTGGTTGATACTCTTGAAGGTAATCTTCAAAGCTATCTTGATATACAACTGGAGTTAGGTTAATACCTCTTATCTTTTCAGTTTGGTAATCACTGTTAAACATGTTGTCGAATAATTCCTCAACATATATCGCAGTTTTACCGTCTTGAGGTGTTCTACCTAAAACTCTTGGTAAATAATTCTTTTGTGTTTTATCAAATGAACAAGAATAATTGAAATCACCCAAGGTAGTTGAATTACCACTTAATGAGAATGTACCTAACGGATTTGTTTCAGCCGCCGTAACACTTGGGTCAAAGATAACACTACCAGTAACTTGGAATGTCGGTACTTGAGTTGTAGCGTCAATAGAACCTCTTGAGCGTAAAAGCGCCACCAATTTATTTTCGATATCTGAATATCCAGTACCAACATCCTGAATTGTATAACCAGATGTTATACCAGTATAGGTACTACCAGTACTAGAAAGAATTGTTGATAATGTAAGACCGACAGTTGCGGCTGTAAATGCATCACCTACCTTGACATATTCGCTTGAAACAACTGAGGTTTCACCACTAGTCATTGTCGCTAAGAAGTCAAATGTAATAGCACTTGTTGTGTATAGATAATTAAATAATGCGTCAGTAGAACTAACAGCAACCAATGTACCACCAGTTGTAGCGGTAAATGTTACAAGTGGGTCAACATATGTTGTAGTTGCACTAATTGTGGTTGGGTCTAATGCTGCGTCTAAACTGATACCCCAGCTTGGACCTGCGTAATATCCAGAGAAACCTAAAATTCTTGTAACGAACAATTGGTTTGACTGTGAGAGATATGATTTAGCAATGTATGGTAATTCATATAATGGCGCACCATTACCATCAGAGCCATTTACTAAGGTGTTGTCTAATCCACCAAAAAATGACTGGAACTCACCATAGTTGCTAATAAAAATTGGTTGGAATGCTGGCCCTTTGGTTGTCTCACCCACCAAACCCAACGTAGTAACACCTACTTGACGTGTTACGAAGGTTAAGTCTTTTTCTGAAGTGTAAACACCTGGACTAACGAATACTTTGTCTGCCATATTTTTTCTTTTGTTTTTTTAGGATTATTCTTGTTTATAATAAATATTCAAGAAAAACCGAAAAAAATGTTTGATTTATAAATATTTGAAATTTACCCCAAAAGACTCTTATGGCTCATAATCAAAGAAGAAGCGAGCAAAATTGACTTAATTACACCAGACCAAAACTCAGTATTTTTCTTAAAAACCTTCCTAAATAAGATATCGGTTTTAGCTGTTATACCAACATAAAAAAATGGCTTTTTTAGGGCAACAACATGAACAACACCACCAAAAACAACCCAAAATAACATTAAAGAAGATATTGCTGCCCAGAAACCAAAATAAATAAAAACCAAAATTGAAACATAAACAAATATTACAGCACCCGTTGTGTGCCAATACTTATTATACTTTGGATTATTGACCCTCTTATCTAAAATAAGAAAAGAGTTGTATAACCCAAGTAAAATTGTAAAAATTAAGACCATCCACATAACTATATTATTTTTTTCCACCATAACCACCCAAACATTCTAACAAATAAATACCTTAAGTAATTGTCAGTCTTATTTCTTTTATTGGTTAAATTAGACCAAAATAAAAGCTCCCTGTCAACTTGATATCTTGTCATATTGTGTGTTTCTTGGTGAATATAAAGATAATCATGTATTAATGTCCCAAATAATGCATCATTAAATGGTCTGACAATTGACCATAACCATTTTGGTACGGTTGCCATATCATAACAAAAACCTTCTGGAATTGTTATGATAGATTTATTTGATAACATAACATGAATTGGTTTGGTTATCTTCCAATATTTCTTAGATTTGTAACTATATATGTATGATTGCTGAATGACATCATCTTTCAACAACTTATTAATTACATTTTTTTCTGTAATAACCATACTAAAAATTTATTAAATCTGATTCATTAATTCATAACCCTGTTGAATCGCTGAATTTCTTAAAATAACGTTTTGGGTTATGTTGTAGGTTATATCAGCTGCTAATCTTTGCCAATAGGCGGTTTCAGGTAAATTCCCTTCACCGTCAGCTACCAATCCATTTGTCATCTCAGCGATTACACCCGCTTGAACTTGTGGCATTAACATATCCATCATCTCAGCATTAATTGTTGCGGCTTGTCCTTCAGGTAAATATGTTAAAACTTTAAATATTTGTGTTACAAAGTAATGTGGAACACTAACAGTATACAAAGCTTCAAAATCTGTATTACCAGATAATTGAGTCTTGATTGTTTGTATAAGACTAAAATATTGTCTTATTGTTGCATCTTTTAAATTATAAATGATGTAGTAATAATGTTTTGCTTTTAATTGAATCTGTATCATATTTATTTTTTTTTTTTATTATGCTATGTTTATTATCATTTGACCTTCAATACGTCTAGCCGTTGCATTTGTCCATGCTGAAAAGTTAGTATCATTCGCACCATTCGCCACTTCAACAACGTTAGTAC